CCAGAGCTCACTGATCCTTTTATGGTTATAGTAAGGATGGCCGTAGACTGCGCCACGCTCGTGGATCGTACTCGCAACATCATCTAATAACTTCTCAGTTGTAGTTGTCATAATCAAACACCTCGTCTGATTTCTTCTTTATGTTGGTCATTCTTCTGTGAGAATCCCAACCAGCTTGTCGGCCTTTCCAATAGCCTGCCTGAAATGCTGATTCTTTTATCTGATAGCCAACCCACCATAGAGCTGATAATCCCATTACTAGCCATAGATAGATATAACCAAAGTCTTTCAAGTCCTCGTACATTTGTAGCCCTTCTATGCTCACGCTTTGTGGCATGGCAATAGTGTGCCACCTGTGTACGACTTTGTGGATTATTTAATGGGTTTTTTGTATAACGATTAGATAACAAATTATCTGTAAAGTTTGCCCTCGAATATGAAAGAGCCGTCGGCACTAACAGGTATGGTGATAACCTGTACTTTGCGTTCCTTAACATAGGCAACCGCAAATCCTGTCTGCCAGTTGGCATAGCCCCTTGTATAGGCCATACCGCTTGAAGATAAATCTACCATACAACCGACCTCAACACCCCATACAGTACGCCCAAATTGGCCTCTAGATGCCTCTGTAAAGGCCGATTGGCCTAGTCTGTGTGTGTGCCCACACACCACGCTCTTTCCGTGTCTCCTAGCCCCATTTAAGGCCGTTTGGCCTGGTATCTGAGATATAGGGAAAGTGTCGCCGTGGACTGCTATCCAGCCTGGTGCCCAGTCGATACCCTGTGGTGCAAACTTAATGCCTAGCTTGTCGTAGCCCATAAAACGTTCGTATTGCATCTCTGGCAAATTAAGAAAACTTGGTAGCCGTTTCTTAATAGATCGATAAAGTCTAATGCCGTGGTTGCTACCGACCACATCTGTAACGCCTAGATAACTTAATACGTCTTGGGTCAGCTGTCGATCCTCGTGGATGTTGCCCACCATCTCATCGATGGTATTGGCATTAAAGCCACCGAGCTGTGGCAGATCAATCTCATCACCAATACAGATAGTACGGTGTGGTTTCCATTTACCCAGAAAACGGCCAACTGACTTAACTATTGCTTCGTTATAAAATGGTACTTGAAGATCGCTAACAAACGCTATGCGCTTAATCTTCTTCCTCATCTGGAGTAGGGATCCGTGGGATAATGCCATCATCGCCTACAACCCAATCGGGCATAGACTCTGGGCTATCCATTAGATACAGCGCAACAGACTCGCTAAAACCAGCTTTGCGTGCAGCTTTATACATTTCGTGCTTGGCAATATAAAACACTTCTAGCTTAGATAAAGGCTCTGGAGTCTTGCGTACTCTGCGCCTGTTAATCTTTTTGCGCTTGCGTGTAGTAGCCATAATAAATTATCGCTTACTAATTAAAACAAAGAGATCATCGACACGCTGTTCTAGTCTAGTTAATTGATCTTTCATAGATGAGCCACCATTAGGCCGCAACTCATTAAGCCAGCCTTTAACTAGAAAACGTAATCCGATTAGTACGCCTGATAGCACGGCGATAACGCCTGCGCCAAAACCAGCCCATTCCGCTGGACTCATTTCTTCGGAGTTGCATAACCAAATACACCTGCTAATACTGCCCATAGAATTGAGCGATAGTCAGCTGCAAAATTGGATGCTGCCCAAGCTGATAGAAATGCACCAGCAGTTAGAATGTAAGGGTTTTTCATATTCATATTTTGCCTCCTAGTAGTGGTATATCAAACGGCCTGCCATCTTTATCGCCTGACTTCGTAAAACTAATGTGTATGTGTTTAGTGTGTTTGTTATAGCCCTTGTAATTACGCCATTTGTAGCCCAGAATCTTGCTTGCAATCATTCCATTATGGATTACATAAGATATGCGTTTATCGGTTTTTGCGCATTCTCTGATCTGGTCAGCCAAATAAATTGAGAGCCCCTCGGATGAATCCAGCCTAGAATCAATATCAATGGCTCGGACACATCCTGAGTCGTCTGGATTATGATCTGATTTTCTCGTGGAATGACGAGCATCACCGATCCACCCATCAGCTTGAGTCCTGCGATCTGGATACCAGGTAGTAACGGCATCTCTAAGCTCGACTCCTGCTGCGCATAACCACGGCTTCATTAGCTTAGAAGAAGTTTTGCTTCGTCTGCAGTAATGCCAAGTTTGTCTAGCAACGCAGCCTTAGCCTCAGCCTTCGCTGCTGCCTCAGCTTCTTCGGCCTTGCGTTGATCCTCGGCTGCTAGGCGTGCTGTCTCTAGATCAGCAATCTCCTCAGCAGTTAATTCAACAATACTGGTTTCACCTGTTGAACAATCTACGATTACTTTGGTTGGCATTTCTTCTCCTTTGTTAAGCGTTTGATATTCCGTATAGATAAAATGATGAGCCTGATACAAACTGGTCGGTTGATGTTCCATTTTGTAAAGTAAGTGAGGTTATTGCCGTTGTATCGCTAAACAAACCAGCAAAAGCCTGAGCAGTTGCATAAGCGTCATTGTTTTCCTCAACATTATTTATTGACAAAGGTTTGTTTTGTGAAACAGTGTAAGATGGGATATAGATTTCTCCTGAAGAAAAAGTATTAGAAGTAAATCCACCATCATAGGTAGTTGAGTTGTTGAGATTTAATAATGTTTGATTAGATTCTCTATTAGAAGTAGCGGTACTACCATTACCTTGTAGCCTTGTTCTTGAATAAACGGCACTACTAGAACCATTTATTTTTAGGTTTGATATTTCTGTGCCATTTGACCTGATACTGTACCTTAAAACCAAATCCGTAAACGTAGCAGGTATTGACGAGAAGGTGACAGATGCCGCACTTGATGATAAAACATTTGAACTGATTAAAGTATATGTGGCTGGCATTTTAGGCTTTCAGTATTCCGTAGAGGGTTGCGGTTGTGCCTGTGGCAAAATTACTAGCCCGTAGATCAATACGAGTAATTGCACTAGTTGAACGATATAAATTAACACTTCTTAAAACATCTCCAGAACCATTTTTATCAGCACTTTCGGTTGTTAAAATAGTTTTAAATGTAGAACCTGCATAAGAAAATATGTCTAAAGTGTACAAGGCGGGTGTTGTTGATATACCGTTGTAGGTCAATGAAACTGAATTATTGCCTGTTCCCCTTGTAGAACTTGCGGTTGAGCCATCCCCCATTAATAAAGTCCAAGAATACAATGCGCTAGTATCATTATTTAAAGTTGCATCTGGATAAATAGTTGTAGTGCCTGTGCAAGTTAAAACAACCCTTATATCTGTCCAAGATGCTGCTATTGAATTAAATGTGATTGCGCTTGCCGCACTACCTAAAGTAGTTGTAGCAATTTTCTCGTATGTGGTTGCCATATTATCCTTTGATTCCGTAAAGGGCGAAGGTTGTTCCTGTACCAAATGCGCCTGATGAACAAGTAATAGTTAAAGAAGTAATTGCAGATAAACTAATGTATAAGGCTGAACGCAAATTAACTTGACCGCCACCATTAGTATCATTACCACCAAAATATCTAATAGTTTTATTTTTAGTAGTTGAAGCGTAATCGTGAAAATCGAAAATTGCAGCAGTAAAATAACTTGATGATGATGGTCTTGTTAATGCCATATTAACACCACCTGTATAGCCAGCAACACTTACGCTAGAACCTAAACCATCTAGATCGTGTCGAGTATCAGGTGTTGCACCATTTGGTTGCACCCAAAATTGATAGCCAGTATTTGAAGCATCATTGGTAAATACTCTTAATTGTAATGAAGCATAGGTAGTTGGAATCGAACTCAGCGTTAATGAAGTGGCTGAACCATTACCGCTCACAGTCGCAATAGATTCATAAGAACTGGTAGAAGCCGCTACCCCGCTAGACAATGTACCTAATAGTGTATTAAGCAATTCCGCCTACCACATACCAAGTATTAGCAGCTGTTTTAATTGCTACTGCTGTTTTGTATTGTGCAAGGGTTGGAGATGCTGCAACTGCGCCAGCACTTAAGACTGTTGTAGTGCCAGGTGTTACTGCGCTAATTGTGCAAACACCAGCACCAATGTTTAATACTGTAAGTGCTGTGCCAACTGGAAATGCCACGCTTGCATCTGTTGGGATCTTAAATGCAATAGCGGTTGCTTTGTTCATTACCTCTAGCACTTGGTATGAATCTGCAAGCACAGCTGTGTAATCTGTAGTGTTTGCTGTGCCTACTGTGAAGGCAACCAAAGAGTTATAATTGGCTGCTGTTAATACATCGCCTGTTACGGCTGGTAAACCTGATGGCATTTCTACTCCTTAATAAGATAAAACGTTTTGTCCTAAGACACCGTAATCTACGTTGCCTATTATAAACCCATCTATGATCGGTTCGAGCGTTGTGAAGGTGGTTTTCCAACTATTTGGGGTGATATTTAGGCTCACTCCAAAAATCTGTAGGGTTTTTTCTATGGTTGAGCCACCTGGCTGGGTGGTCAGCACTGTGATTGGGTCAAAGAAGTCAAGTTGCAAGGATGCCAGGATGCCTGCGTTGTAGTTAGGCGTGTATAGATCCAGGGTAATGGAATCTACTCGGATGCTGGTCTCAGCTCTAGATGCCACATAAGCCAGGGCATAGTCCAGGGCTACAGCATCGGTCTGCATTAAAAGGTCATTTAAGAAATAGGAGTGCAAGAAGTATTTATCTATAGAGGCTTGATTGGTTGCAACCTGTGGTGAGCCGCCTGTTCTAGATACTGTTGCCTTGTTAAATACTAAAACATCATTAAGAATCCAGGTAGCATCTTTATAAAGGATGCCTGTGCCATCATCTGCAAACAGTGTTGGTGTGCCACCAATAGAGCTAACAGTCACTGATCTATCTTGAAATACAAACGAGCCGCTAGCATCTACATACAGTGCGCCGTATTCGCTGTTTTCGATTGTAGTCATAGCCTGTAGTGCTGTGCGGTTAGTGCCAGGATCTGCCTGCACTGTAGTTAAACCTGTATCCACATCACGCATAGAGTTTGGCCAGTCGATCTCATCTAAGATTTGGTTAATACGTGTGCCAGTTAAGTCTCCAGCAGATGCGCCTGTGACTGTGCTGATCTGTGCGTTATTGGCTAATCTAAAGGCATCTACAGCCTGGATAGTTGTATATGCAACATCTCCTGCATCTTTGGGATACGTGGTTACATAACTTGTAATAAAGCCTTGAAAGATGGGATAAACAATGCCTGAATATGTAGCAGTAATCTGCACTTTACGCATAGGGCTTAGGTACGTGTAATAAGGGCTTGCTGGGTTTTGTGGGTTAAAGTCGCCATTCTGATCTACTATGCGCAGTGTTAGGTTGCCAGTCTGGAATTGATCCGATAGTGCATTACGGCCACGCTTTGTCTGCACAGATAACACCTGGCTAGATACATCAACAATTACAGCTGCTGAATCTGCAAAAACGTTTGTGCCAAAAATACCCTGGTCAAAGATCATAGCTTGGGCAGTTGCAGGCCCAGTACTAAAGTTAATTATGGCATTTACTACAGGTACGGTCATTAGTTTAATGATCCAGCAGATGTAGTGCTGTATCCGCTTC